TGACGCTGGGTACCACAGGGCCTGGACCTTCACTGGCCAGTGCCACAATATCAATGCCAGCAAAACTACTCCACCAGGCCAACTTTACATGGTCACCGGCTGCCAAGGACTCCACATAGTTACAACCAACGACCACTTTGTTATTGTTGCCTGTAAAGGTGGTGACGCCACCAGAGTCTGGCACAGTGTTGCCATTTTTTTCCAGCCATATTTCCATGTTGTGTGTGCCGCCACCAGTTTGCAGGAATTGTGCGCTGAATTGGATGTCATAAACACCGGCAAAATCCACAGTGATTTCATCGCCACTGACTATGCTCACATGATTGTTGCTGGAGGTGGTGTTGAACTGCATGTAGTTGACATTGCCAGTGGCGTTGGTCTGATTGGTGGTATCGTAGAACGATCCGTAGGACTTGGTGGCATTGGCATTGGCCAACAACACCAGATTGCCGTTGTTGTCACCAGCATACAAGTTCAGGGCGTTTTGTTCTACTACCAGTTCTGCTGGCCTTGCATTGCCATTGTATTGGCCCACAGTGACCTGGGCATTGTCCTTCATGGCCGCCCGGCTGATGCCGGTTATGTCGCTGTAGGGTGGTGGCGGGCTGGCCATTATCTAGGATATCCTCTGAAACTTTTTATAGGGCTGGTAGCATTGGTAGTGCTGGGCTCCTGGCTCTTCTCTGAAGTCACTAATTTTTTGCCACCTGGCGTGTTGGTCATTTTCAACGCACGGTCAATCACGGGCTTTATGCCTGCGTTCATGCCTGCGATCACTCCGTGTTCGCCAAATGCTGTTTCTGAACTCCATTCAGGTTTGAACGGATCGATGCCATTTTTCTGTGGATTCAGTGCAGAAGCGTAGTCAGCACGAGCACGGGCGATGGCCACCATGAATCTGTAGTTGTTGTAAGGATCTGATGCTGACAATCCAGGGATCACGTAGGTGTGTTGCATGGGAGACTCTTGTTCTGGCGCCAATGTTTTTTGCTCAGCGACAAACTCTCGGGCTCTCATCGAGGATATCCTCGGAAACCTTTGATGGGACTCTTTGGGTTACCACCGGGTGCTTCTTGGCTGCGCATGTCGCCGTTGTTTAGATCATGGTGTATGCTGCCTACTGCATCGTAGGCCTGCCGAAGCATGGCCGCTTCTTCTTCAGTATAAGGAAAAGCGATGTCGTAATTGTGTGCCCACGATGCACTGGGGATATCTATAGGATTTACACCATCTGCTGAGGCCACGGCCATCATCACTCGATTCAGTTCGTAGTAGCGATCGCGACCATCGGCATCTTTGAAACGATGAACACCACGAGTGCTCCATCTCTGTCGCTTGGTCATCTTACCTTCTGGACTTTCAACGATAAATTGCACCAGCATAGACTTCAAACACAGTATTAGCCGGTATGCTGATAGGTGCTGAATAGATATTGCCTACCGCAGCCGCACTGCCGAGTGCTGTGGCATAGGCTTGATATGTCACGGTGTTAGCCCCGGTGGCGATCTGCAGTTTATCTGAGTAGACTGTAGCGTTTGCTAGACTGGTGTAGACGTTTGCGGCCATTGTTGTTTTTCCTTATTACCACGCACGGCAAGACCAATATCTTGCCTTTGTTCTTGGTCCCGGATTGTCGCAGTTGTGTCGGGCACGGAATGATCGGCGACGTGCAGGATTGGACTTCTTGATCTTCATGGTCTTTTGACCCAACCGTTTGGCTGATGTTCCACCATGACCAAAGTTTACTTTCTTGATATTGCCCGAACTGGGATCACGGACATATACTTTGAATTTCTTGACGTCGCCACGCATGGGTTTGCCCAGGGGAACTTTGCGACCTTGATATTCAGCTTCACCAATGGGGTCATCGGCGGCTGTGCCGTCGGGTGCACCAGGTTGGCTGTCCGAAGCAGGTTCTTCTTGTGTGGGATCTTCGCTGACCAAAGTATCATCTACGCTCATGGACTCTTCCATGTCTTTGCAAGAGCATGCTTCCTGCATGCATTCAGAGCAGGTATCTTCTACAGTGTATCCATAACTTTCCAGTATGCTGATCAGTTTGGCGTCGGCTTCGATGCACAGTCTATCTTCTTCCACGCCAATGATATGGCTTTCGATCAAGCAATCTTCTTGGATGTTGATAGCAAAATCATCACCAACGGCCGGATTGTCCATCCATTGTTCAGATTCGGCGAGATAATCTTTGAAAGTTTTCATCATGCTTTGTATTGTTGATACAGTTTGCTCAAATGTGATTCAAGTTCTTCGGCTTCTTGCACACGCACTGCTGTGACAGGCACAGTGGTCTGACCGTTGCCTGCTATGTCACGTTTTTGCTTGTTGAGACCGCCTGCGATGGTCTTGGTCATGTAGTCTGCAGTTTGTGTTTCTGCTTCGGGTGCGTTGGCCACATCTTCTTGGCCTTCGGCCATTTGCTCGCAACCACAAGGTGTGGAACCGCATGCAGGGCATGTTTCTTCGTAGCCACCAGCCGACCCCATGCCAGCCAGTTTCAGTATCTGTGCCAGTTTTACAGCATCGTCATCTGACGCTGTCACAGACAGATTCTTTTCGCCGTTTTCACCCACTGACATGTTGATGCTCATGCCTTCCGTGAGCACTTCGCTGAGTCTGCGATTGTAGCTTTCTGTGATCTGGCTTTCATACACGCCTTTACCAAATATCATACCTTTTTTCCCTTTTCCTGTGGCAGGAGCCGTGGCCACTGATCCGGCCACTGTGGACTCTTCAGTTTCCTCTTTGCCTTTTTTCTTGGCCATCTTGGTGGCAGTAGCATACATCACTTCTTCACCACGCTCGCCATAACGCTTTTCAAAGTCGCCTTTGGATTTCTTCATTGACTTCACAAACTTTTCGCGCTTGTCCATTTCAGGCTTTGACAGTTTGCGCTCGGGCATGACTTCTTCTGCGTCTTCAGCATCACTGGCCTTGACATAGTCACGTGCTGTGTCAAGATAGTCCAGGGCCTTGGTGATCTTTGACTGCACCCACTCTGGTAAATTCTCATCTGCATCAAGTATGCTGTGTAATTCTTTGGCTGCATCCATCACCGTGTGTAACTGTTCACGGGCCATGTCGCCTTCGCGATCGTATTCACCTTTATCTACGAGACTAATACTATCAATATCGCCTTCTTTGATAGCACCTTTTTTCAGCAATTTGCTCTTGCCTGTGGGGCCTTTAGCACCGATGGCATGCTTGGTGCCCTTGGGTCGGCCACGTCCACGCTTTTCAGCACTGGGATCTTTGCGGCCTGGTTTGAGGTTGCCGTGCTCATCGTAGTCATCGTCACTGCCTGTATTGTCGTCATCATGACGACGTGTGTGTTGCACACCGCGATCGGTTTTCTTCAGCGTGCCTTTGGTTGTTTTCACTGTGTCGCCTGATCGGGCTCTGCGATCAAAGTCATCGCGATCATCAAATTCATATTCGCGCACTGGTTCCATGTCTCCGTCACCGTCTAGGTCGGCCATCTTCTTGCCAGCGGCACGAGCTTTTGCAAGATTACCTGTGAACCGGTTGCGTGCGGCCTTGGCCGAATAGGATGCTTCGTCTACTTCTTTGGCCGCCGACTTCATTGGTTCTGTTTTGTTGCCATCTTTGTCCAGATCCAGAAAGTCTGGTTTGGAACCACGACCTTCCAGCAAGTTCATTTTACCTAGTATGTCATACATGTTGTTCATTTTGTTTTCCTTATCTGGCAGAGCTGTGGACAGCCGGTATCTTGTTTTGTTTCGTCCCCACGGGGCTGACGTCTCCCATGGGGAAATCATTGGAAGTCACAGCAGGCGGTGTCTTGCCACCAGCCACAGTGAAATCGCTCTTGTATGCGTTCTTGACCACTACCTGATGTTCTTTGGGAGCGGCTGAGTAATCTTTCTTGAGATCTCGTTGCTGTTTGTCAGGCGCAGGAAAATCTGTATCGGTCAAGACGTTTTTGTTTTCTACATCTTGCTTGGCACGCTCTTCATCCATGCTGTCTGCATATTTCTTGTCTTGCATTAGAATGTTGTTGGGATTGAGTTTCAGCAATTCAGCTATCTGGGTGATTTGGGGAGGTGTTGCAGGATAGTTGAAAGTAACATCAAAGAAAGTCATTGATTCATTGTTGCACTGTGGGAAATCTTTGAGCTGTTTCTGCACAGGTGTTTTTTTCACGTCGCTCATTGACACTACATCAAACTGCTTGAGCTTGTCTTTGAATGCGGGCATAAAGCCCTCAGGCATGTCTCCTGCTATCTTGATGCGATAATCATACGTGTGTTTTGATTCTGTTAGGTATTCTGCAAAAGTTTTCATATCAATCCCCTATATCATATTTAGCCTATTCTGGCTTCTTTGGTTGTTCGCGGCGCACAAGGCGTTCCAGCATTTCGTTGCGATCCAGCACATGCCCTGTGCCTGTGACGGGTATGTCTCCGTCGTTGGACTCGCGATCCAGTTTGGCTTTCTGCATCTGTAACTGTATCATCTTGAGTTTTTTGTTCATCTTGGCTGTTTTGGCCGTGATAGCGTGACCCAGCATGGTGCTGGCCACGGAAAATATCTCTGATGCATAGCGGCTGTCTACCTGCATGCCCAGATCCATGAGATCGTCAAAACTTTCTCGTGCCTTGCCGGCCAATTCGTCCATTTCTTCGTCTGATGCTTCCAGGCCTCGCACAGCGGGCAATGCTTGCTCGATCTTGTCAAGAGTGGCCAGAGTTTCGGGCAATACAGGCAGGGCAGGTTCAGAGGGAGTTTGATCGTCTATGGATTCATCCTCTTTGCGAGGCAGATCAAACAGTTCTTCTAATTTTCTCGTCATGCGGTATTTACCGCTTATTTTTTACCGTTGCGGAAGATGTCGTCTTCGGTTATCACCCGGAACTGGATGCCTTGGCGGCGGCACCACTTCGAAGCGGCATCCCATTTGGCGTAGTTCACTGCCACTATGGCACGGTCACGGGCACTGGCCTTGCTTTCCAGGATGCTTTGCTTTTTGGGCTTGATTTCGATCAGTTCAGTGATCACTCTGCTGTCTCGGGTGCGATATTGCACCAAGAAATCAGGAATATAGTTGGTCATTTTGCCTGTGAGCGGATTGCGATATGGGATAGCAATGCTCTCGCTGGCCCATCCCACTATGGAATCGTTGTTGTCACAGAAACGCATGAAAGCATGTTCCCAACCCGAACGATATTTGGGTCGGCCTTTGCCTAGATATTTGTTGGGATTGCGGACTTCAAAAAATCCCTGTGCATAGTTGCGGCTCATGGTAACACATTGCGGGCCGCATAGAAGTTAGGTTGCACCACGGCATTCACACCCAACAGCGTGGCGTTGCTTCTTTGGTTGTTGAGATAGTAACACAAGGTAGATGTCAATTGTAACTGGTCTTGTCCTTGTATTTCTTGGAGCAATTCCAGCACAGGACGTCTACTGTAATCTGCTACCTGGAACAGACTCACTGTAAAATTTTTGGCTGCGGTCTTGTCTTTGAAAATCCTAGCAAAATAACTGTAGACCGCATCGTATTGATCCACAGGAACTTCTACGGCAAATTCGTAAAAATTATCAAACACCCTGACAGTCATGTCAAGTCTTGGATCGGTATAGTTTACTGTGCTCATCGTATGTTGTTATTTACTTGTTGATTTACAGGCTGTATGGTCCTACCAGTGCGTGTGAATTCTGTAGGCACTGCCTGGGTAGTAGGTCCTGACAGAGTAGGTTCGGCTGTTCTCGGCGAAGCCGGATCAGTGGTAGTGGAATTCTGTTGCACCGGAACTTTGGGGAAGAAAAATCCGTCGGCGGCGTTGGCTGTTTGTCTCACAGCGCCTGGTAACTGCCCTCGGATCACATCCTGCACCACGGCATTGGCTTCATTGCGCACTATGCTCTGGAGATTTTTGCCTTTGAAAGTCTGATAGGCAGTGCCGGCTTTTTGCACGGCACCAATGATGCCCAATACAGAACCCGACTGTAGATCGTTCACTATGCCTCCCACTGTGTCTACTAAACCACCCTGTCCCAATATGGTCGCGTTGTTGCCCAACCGATCCAGAGGACTGCGCACTGTGTCGTAGCGTGATGGATCGGCAAATCCTTTGATGTTGGCACTGGGCCGAGAAGTATCGATCTTGCCTTGATAGTATTTCACTGTCTCGTAACGCAAGGTCATCTGATGTTCCATGGTGCCGGTGTTTTGGCTGTAATCATAGGTGTCATGCCGGAAATCGGTGATCATGGGGTTGATCAAAACATAGGCGCAGAAATCATGCTGGCTCATGCCATATATGGTGATGTCGCGGAAGAATGGTGGTTTGCCATTGGGTGCCGACACACCATCACTGTAGGACTCACCAACATAACCCCAGTCGTTCACAGTGCGTTGATCGTTGTAGATGTCTCGACCGTTGTAACTGAGTTTGGGATCACCGCCGTTGCCGCTCTGGCCGGCGCTGCCTTGTGTGACGGGCACACCCCAATATTGTTGGGTAGGATCTTTGTAGTAGTATGCGAAATAGTTATACCACAGGCTCCGCACCAGATCGCTGCCATCATCGTGGAACACGATTTGGCAAGGGTTGTAGTCTATGCGCTTCTGGACCAATCGCTTGCGATTGTATTGATTCATTGTGTCAACTTCGATGTTGTAGTTGGGAAGTTGTGCTGTTTTTACCAATAGTCCAATGTTGTCTCGTTCCTGGCGATTGAACACTTCGGCCAACTTGGGGATCTCAATGGTGTTGAGATTAAAGTAGACATGGAAGAGATATTTAAAACGAGGCGCCAGCTCATATCCGTTGGCACGGAAAGTCTTGCTGGCGTGTGTGTAGTCCTTTAGATAGTCGCTTCCAAAGAACCCCTTGAGGAAGTCCGCTCCAAAGGCCATGATTGATTAGCCGGTTACTACGTCGCCCAGTGTTCTACCTACTGTGGCACCAACACCAGAACCAATCGGTGTCTGGATGGCATTGTCATAACGCAAGGTCATGGAAACTGTGACTGCGGCACTCTCACCGTAGTTCAAATCGTTGTAGTTCACTGTGCTCAAGTAGCAACCATACAGTTCCCAAGTTTCAAGCACGTTGGGCGCAAACGCACCATTACCACCGTCCAGTATTTCACACCGTGTGGTGAATTTGTAGTCGATACCTGAAGCGGCTGAAGCCTGCTCTACGAAATCCAACTGCTTCTGCAGTTGTTCGCCAACCAGTTTAGAAACGTTGCCACCGGCATCGTCACGCAATTCACATGTGACAGCTTCCCAATTGTATTTGCCTGCGAGATAGATGGTGCTGTTATATACCGGCACTTCAATCTCTGGAAAGTTGATTGTAGGGCGTGTGAAACTGATCACCTGTTTGGTGAGTTCAGTTCTTGGTGTGCTTACGCCAAGATTCTCAAACACCACTCTGAAGCGATACTTGAGTTTGGGCATCAGCAAACCCTGGGTTGGGCTTGACTGATCACTTGCCAACGGCACTGTCATTCTGTTCAATGATGCGATAGACATACTGGTCTCCTGAATCCTTATTGCAATTATTTATCTGAGATGAGATCAAAAAAAATGGGGCCAAAGCCCCATTTTTCTGCACTAGCGATACCGTTAGACGGTGCTTGCGGTAGCAACATCGCCTGCGGCAATCTCACCTGTGTTCTTGATACGAACCGGTATGTAGATGAATTCAACTGCTTTCACAGGCTCGATTGCGATGTCAACATAGAGTTCGTTGCGATCGATACGAGCCGGTGTGTTGTTTGATTCATCACACACAACCAGGTAGTCGTAAACACCACGCTTGGCCACAAGATCGTTCAACAAGTTAGAGATAGCATTGGATATCTCATCACGAGTGATCTGATCATTGGGTTCAAACACAAAGCTCTTGCCAATGGTTTCAAGGCGTCCACGCAAGAATGCAATCAAACGTGCCACATTGATACGATCCAGTGCCGACGGTGTTGCAGCTTCGGTCTTGTTACCGTAGTTGGTTATGCCCGTGCCAGGTATGAACGTGATCGGGTTGATCTTGTTTTCATACAAGGTATCACGTATGCTTTGACGGATCGCTGTTGAGATAAACTGTCCGGTTTGGGCATTGACATATCCCAACGAAAACGCATTGTCAACCACACCGCGGCGTGTGCCGGCAGGTGCCAACCATGGGAACGAAACTTCGTCGCTACGCAGGATAGTGCGCAACATCATATGGCTGGGCGGTTGCACCACTGTGCCACCAGTCAAATCTGTGGTTTGGCATGATGGATAGAACGTGCCAAGATACGCATCAGCTGTGACCAGTCCATCTTCTCCGTCTAAACCAGCACCACCAGCATTGGTCGCCCATGCAGTGATAGCGTCGGCTGTGTCAGGCAAGCGCATTGGTGTGTCACCAACTACAAACGCTGTGTTGTTGCGCTCATTGTTGAGTGCTATCATATTCACTATCAATTCTGGATAGTTGGGTGTGGCGATCAAATTGAACTGGCGTTGTTCTTCGCGCAGATCTTGATTGCCATCTATCGATGATTTCATGGCCTGCACCACCATGTTCCGCACTGCTTTGCGACCCATGTAAGGTGATCCATCGTTTTTCAATCCGCTGGCAGTGACCCATGCATCAGTGACTGTGCCTGTGAAATCAGGATAGTCAGTGGCATTGAAGTAATCTACCTGGAAGCTCTTGACGTTGAATCCTGAACGACGCAGGTTGAATGCCAACATGCCTGCAGGATACAATGTATACTCAGGTGCATCTGGATCCAGATACGAGCTGGCCAGCAAACTGGTTATGGTTGGAATTGGAGCAGTGATAGGATCTGTGTCACCGTTGGTAGCCCAACGGAAGTCAGCGAACAGCACACCATTTTCGGTGGTCTGGTCGGTGTTGTCGATCAATACCCATTGATCTGCACCGTCTACTGATTGCCAACGCTTGATCACTGGATACAGTTCAAGATCGCTGGTGTCGATCCAGAGATCACCATAGACCAGTGGAGTATCGTCACTTTGCACAGTGGGTGCTGTGACAGAAATGATTGGTCCAGCGGGATCTGTCTGTGTCAAATTGTAACCGCGCACATCATTGCTGAGTGTGCGATATCCAACCCAGGCATTGCCACTATTGATCATGATGTCAACTTGATCTGTGGCAGAATAATACCACAAGCGTCCATCAGCAGGATCTTGGCTAGGTGCCACGTCGCTGGCAGTGTATGTGAATGTGGGTGCACCTACCCAGTTAGATAGGATCAACTGATTGCTCACACCTGCTCGCACTCCAGTGACTGATGTATTGATACCTGCATCTGCCACGGGTGTGCCGGATGTGTCTTCAAGCACGATGCTACCACCTTGGGTGTGCTGTATCTGGATGGCGCCATCTGATGTCACGCCTGCTGTGACTGGAGCACCGGATGGTATAGCGGCCAAAAATGCTGTGACAAAATCTGCCGCTGTGGTTCCGCCCAGCGTGGCTGTGACCGCGGTGGTCAGTGTATCACTGTTTTTCACGCTCCAGGAGATAGTGAACTGTTCGCCGTTGACAAATGTTGGTGATGTGTCGTCACCAATGATGATTGTGTTACCGCTGGCCAGACGCTCAAGGATCTTGATAGTGAATGTGAAGTCTTCGTCCACATCATATTGAGCATAGGTCGAACCTGCTGTGATGTTGCGACCACCACCAGCCGGATCTAGAGCCTTGTTTGCGCTCTGATCGTTGGCATAAAGTGGACAACTCTGTTGCACAAACAGTCCCAATGTGGAATCATATTTCTTCACTGCGAGATCCGCACCTTGGTTTACTGTATTGGTCTTGTTCCATACCGAACCAGTTGGATGTGGCTCAGTGTCAGTGGTCCTCCAGCGTGGAACTGTGTAGTTTGGACTCTGTTGTAGCACAGGTGCATA